TTACCTAAATCATCTATAAATTTACCTTCAGCAATACCTCTTCTTAATTCAGCAGAACCAGTAAACGAATGCGATATATCAAATGAAGCCTCACCTGCTCTAGGTCCTGAACCTTGTGGAAAATAAAAATAATCTTTACCTTCTTTCATAGGCATACCAGTACGCATTCTTATTTCGCCTTCTTTTTGAAATAAATACCTTAACCAGTTTTCTTGTCTACGTATAGTAGTTTCATAATCACCAATATATTTATTACCACTTAAACTAATTAATCTTTCTTTGAGTTTTAATGCTTCTGCTGTTTTAGACCATTTAATTATTTCTTCAGGATTACCATTAGGTATTGCAGCTAATCTACTCATAATAGGGTCTTGCCATGCTTTTACATATTGAAATACATATCCATCCATAGCTAATGTATTTTCAGGAGAAACTGGTACATAATCAATTAATCTTTTGTTTATGTTTCCTAAATTTAAATTAGATATAGAAAACTGTGCATTTATAGCTTCGTGAAAATAATGTGACATTGTTACTTCATTAACATCTTTACCAGAATCTACAATGTTTTTAGCTAATCTTGAAAAAGGATTTCGTTTAGCTTTTGGAGTATAACCATAACTAAACATCCAAGAAAAATACTTTTGTGGTTGAAATGACAACATACCAAATAATTGTGGAAATACAGCAAATGCAACTTGTTCCTCTGCAACAACTCTCTGAGTTAATGCTGGTTTAGCTATAAGGTTAGGTTTAACAACTGTATTTAATAAAAAATCTAAACTTAAATTAATAGTTCCATCTTCAATATCTTTTGTAGGTATTCTTACTGGTTGTCCTTTTTTCTTTAAATTTTTAGCATAATTTTTTGTTGTAGCAAGAAAATCATTAGCATCAAAATTAGGGTCTATTTCAAAAAAGTTAGATAACATTTTATTTAAAGCTCTATTGTTAGTTAAAGGCGCACCTTGTTGATTCATTTCTACTATTTTTGTAGCAGATGCAATAAAAGATGTTTCACCAGTTTCAGGATTGTAATATCTAGGTGACCACATATCAGGCATCATTTTTCCTGTAGGGTCGTTTATATAGTTTTCAACTCTAGTTTCATTGTCAAACTTACTATTAATATATTTACGCATTATTTTTGCAGCTTCTTCACCTTTACGTCTTCCAACCATTCCTGCATCATATACACCTAATTTTTTAGCTATGTCATTAACATTGTTAATTGTGTACTTCATACCTAAAAAAGCATCTATAAATCTATCTGCAGCATATGTATCATATCCAGTTGACATCATGTGATTAACCATAGTTCTATATGCTTCGGCTTTATTGTTATATACAAGCCTTGTACCTGGTTGTATAGCAAATAATTTTCTAAATCTTGGACTCATACCAGCTGTTAATTCAGAATAAAAACCCATATTTCTTGATGTAGACATTACACCTGTTTCTTGCCATTTGTTAAAATCAGCTCTTGATACTACTTGTGTATCATCTGCATATTGTGTTTTACGTGCTGTAAGACTATTTGACTTATACATTTCTTTTGATTTAAGTAATGACTCATCAACTGTTTTAATAGTTCTATTTATAGCTCTACCAGCTAAAGAACCTATAGAAGGAACAGTAACAGCCTTACCTTTAACCTTACTTGCAATATTAGAAGCTAAAGCTGATGAACCTTTAGGTAAAGAGTCAAGCATAAACACTTGGTCCATACCTGGCATTCTTATACCATTACCATACATTCTACGAAATACTGCTTCCATAGATGCTTCGTCTTTAATATCTAACATTATTTTTTTAATTTCAGGAGGAAAGAATCTAGTAAATGGGTCCATTTCTAATACCATTCCTGATTTGTTTGCAGTGTATGCTGATAGTTTACCGGAATCTCTTAGCGTATCTACTAAGTCATCACCAGTCTTACCAAATGTTCTACGTAGTTTTCCACCAACTAAACCCCATTGTTTTTGTAATTTACGTGTTTTTTTACGTGCTAGTTTTAAATCTTTTGTTAATTCAGGAACTAACCTACCAGCATAACCATCAAAGTTTTGTATAAATTCATCTACGTTATCTATAGCTTGTCCATTAGTAGGATTTTTCTTATTGGCTTTAATCCAACCATTAATCATTTCTTTTTTCTTAAGAGGACTAAATAAACCTTCTTTACCTATTTCTGTTAAAGGATTAACAGTCTTAGATAACATTTGTAGTTTCTTTATTGTTTTAACACCTTTATAAAAACCTAATTCAGATACTGCACGTAATGACCCATCTATCCAACCTGACAAAACATTGTATTGTTCTGAACCAACACGATACTTTAAACCAGCTTGATATCTACCGTATGAGTATGGTTCTTTAATACCAGCAATTTTGTTGCTATTCATGTCATTATTAACAGCTTGTTGGTCTGCTAACAATGGTGACAATACTGCTCTACGTCCAGAAAATATTTCTATTTGATTAGGTTTTTGTATAGATGTCCAGTTAATATCACTACCTTCATTAGGTCTAACAATTGGAACACCTTTTTCTTCATAAAATCTTTTAGTTGCTTCTAATTCAGAAAATCCCATATCCATCAAGTCTTGTACTAATGGGTCGTCTTTTGCCATAACTGACTCTACGCTTAACCATTTTTTAGTATTTATGTTTACAGGATTACCTTGACGTAGTTGATTCATCATTTCCCATACGTATGGAGAGCCACCTACTCTTGCAGCTTCACCTGCAAACTGCATCCATCCTCTAGTTTCTTTTAACCAACCTTCTTTTGTACCTATATCATCAAGATATTCAGATTTAGAAAAGTCAATAGGTAAATATTGTTGTGCATCATTTAATGTTTTACCTTCTTCCATAAACCTATCTAAAGCATTCATTTGTTGTGCATATGCAAATACTCTACCTATGAACTGTGGTCTATTGTTTGGTAAAGCTAAAAACTGTCCACCAGGTACTGCTGAAACTGCTTTTTGTAATATATTTAAATCATCTACATTTCCAGCTTCATATTCAAATTCACCAGTTTCTTTATTAAGTTTCATCTTAGGTTTTTCTAACCTACCAGTTACAGTAGGATTATATTTAATTAATAATTCACTTAATCCTTCACCTAATGCAACTAACCATAAAGTACCAGTTCTTATTGGTGTAAATATTGTTCTATCACTTTTTCTACGTTCTTTAAATTTAGCTTGTATATCAGATTCATAATCTTTATAACCAGCAACATTCATATAATTTGCAATCAAATCATCTGCATTACCTGTTTTGTATCCACCGTACTTATTGTTATACCAAGTATTAGCTTGTTGAGTCATCATCTCTTTTGCATATTGGTCATTTAATTCACCAAATGCTTGAGAGTCTACAGGTATATTTGTTTCTAATGCCATAGGTTGCAATATCTCAGCTGGCAACATAGGGTATCTATCAGTTAAAGCAGTAAACCTAGTTTCAAATTGTGGGTTTCTATCTAAGAATTGACGTGCTTGTTCTCGTCTATTAGTTTCTCTTATGCCTTGTTGTGCATATGCTTTTTCCTCAAGAAAGTTTAACACTAAAACCTCTGTGACTGTCTTGTGCTAATTAACTGTGTAAGTAATACATTTCCTGGATTTCTTGCTGACATTTCTTCTAATAATAAATCTACATCATTTTGTAGTGTTTCATCTGCTATACCATCATTGTTTATGTCTATAATGTTTCCAGAAGTAGCTTTTTGATATTGTTTTTCTGATGGACCATACAATGTTTGTGATAATTGTTGTCCTGGTACTGGTATAGGTTCTACTTTAGGTAATCCATCAACTGCACGTTGTCCACTCATAAATGCTTTATTTTCCCCATAAGCGGCATCAGGAAGCCTTCTAAGAGGTTGTTTCTTATTTCCTGGTCCTCCGTCCGTCCTGTTTCTATTTGGTGTAGCTACAGGTGCAGGATTAGCAGGTTGTCTATATCCACCTCTATTAGAACGTTTCTTACTCACTGTAAAACTCTCCTGTAATTAAAATAATAATTCCAGGAACTGGTGTAAATATCTGTGTAACATTTTCTGATAATATATCTAATTCGTCAGTTACGCCATATTCGTTATATACAACATCCCAGAACTCTGAATCAAAGTAATCTTGCATTTTCTTATATTCCAAATGCTTGTGCCATTGTTGGTGCATTTTGTCCTCCACCCTGCATAGCTTGTTGTTGCATCATTTGTTGTTGTATCATAGCTTCTTGCTCAGGAGTCATCTGTGGTTCTTGTGGAGTATAAAACTGCTTCATAATATCTGTGATAGCAGATGGATACTCGTATATAGCTATTGCAGCCATAGTTGCAGCAGAGTCACCTTGAGCAGACCTTGCTAGTATACTGTCAAACAATACTTGTTCAGCTTTGCTTTTTCTTATTCGTTCTTGTACTTTTGCTATGTTTTCTAAACCATCAATATTATCTTGTAATGTTTCTACGTCTATAACACCAGCTTGTAACAATTGCAACCCAGTTACAATTTTTTGTGGTTCATCAAAACCAGCCATAACACCATAGATACGTCTAGTTTTAAAATCACCACCAATATCAGCTAGTGGTTTATAGTTTTCTGCAAACGCAGAACCATTTAAATAACCTGCCATAGGCTTTTTGCTTATGCCTTGTGAGTAAGATAATATAACATCCATCTCTAATCTTTTAGAGTCCATTTGTGTTATTGCATGTTTTATAATATCTCTATACTCACTAATCATTAATGACATAGTGCTATTAAGTTCTGACAGTCCTGCACCAGTAACAAATGAGTTAGGTGATTGGCTATCATCAGTAACTGGATAACCTCCTACCATACGCAATTGTCTTTCCAATCTATCTATTTGTTGGAACAACTGATACGGCATATTGTTCATTGGTTTGGAAACTTGTGTACCAGGAGCAAGATAGTTTACCGCAAATCTGCCTTTTCTATATTGTCCGGATTCTATCTCTCCTGATATGTTAGTTTCTGTAAATACAGAATCTTCCATTGCTATTGCTGACATAATGTTTATCTTTGCCATCATTGCCATCAAACCTATTACGTGGTCATACTGTCCTTTAAGTTGGTCAAAAGATGTACGTTTCATAAACACAAAAGGTGGTGTAGTTAGAACGTTAGGTATAAAATCTAAAATCATATTACGTTCTGGGAATACTACGTAAGTACCACCCATGTCGTAATACTCAATAATTCTTACACCTGAGTAAGTATTGTCTTCCCAATTTTGTTCTCTGTTATTTTCATATGACATGAAAGGTGCAGCTAAATCACCATTAAGCTCATCACCCTCATCATCATCTTGTTTTAATATTTGTTCTGCAAACTCTGGATATATCTGTGCAAGTTTATATCTAGGTATACGTCTTATAACAGCCATTTCTCTAGGTTGTTGGTCTGGACCAAAGTTTCCTGGAAATGTATCGTAAGGGTCACGTAGTTCTGCACTTGGATAAACAAAACCATTTGTATCACGTTTTGTTGTTATTACCCAAGCACAATAACCATAACCAGGTAACCACCTAGCAGCTTGTTGCAACTGGCTCATTAAATTTTGTTTGTCATCATAGTTAGTAACAATACGTTCTAGTTTTTCTGCACGTTGTTTACTTCTAGTTGAATCATTATCATTAGGTACGTCAACTCGTACTTGAGGTATGCCTGCAACTTTTTGTGCAAGTCGGTCAATACCAGATTGCAACATGTTAGGAGCTGGTAATAAATCAGCATCAGAGGTTTCCATTGTATTACCTAGTAATGCTTTGATGCCATCTGCACCACCATTAAGAATAGCTTTTATTCTAGCTTTCTGTACTTGTCTTTCTTGAACTAACTTACCTGATGTAAGTTCTGCAGCATTATGGACAATTTCTTTATATGTTTTAATATCTAAATTTTCTATGCCCATGGTGCTTCGTTCATATCTGTCATCTTGTAATCTCCATAACTAGGGTTATAATCTAACCCTATGTCAGCAGCATGCTCTTTTTGCATACGCCTAAAAACTTTCATAGGAAACCAACTAGCCATAACTATGTCTGTTTTTTCCTTGTTCCTTTTAGAAACAGGTTTTCCATCAAAGTATAACAGTTGTTGCCTATATTTCTGTACTTTTGCATTAGATTCACCATCACCAGTAGGTAAGTGTATTCTTTTGTCTTCAAACAAATCAGCCATTGCACCTACACCATAAAGAGGGTCATGTTTATTTTTTCCTGTTAAGTGTCCTTGTACACTAATGCCTGTACGTAATGTAAATTCTTTTATAGCTGCATCTTGTCTAATAGCAGATTGAAAACCATTTTCTTCAACTATCCAATGTCTACAATCATAATCATGTAACCATTGTGCCATTTGGTCTAGTGCAGCTCTAATACCACCACCACGTCTATTTTCTAGGTCAACTAAATAAAGCTCACCTCTGTACTGGTCTATACCCCACAATACACTTGCTTGGTAGCCACTTGATGCAGGGTCTAGTCCAGCAACTAAATGTAAATTTTTATATACTTGTCCTAATACTAAGTCAGGTCGCATACATTGGTCAATTATGTTCATTGTAAATATTTGCGTACCTTCTACATATGCTTGATTAAAATAAACCATTTCGAAAGTTTGTCTACCACCTGTAGATTCTGCAGAATGTAACCTAGACATTAACCATTTAAAACTACGTTTGTTTGACCACAACATACAATCAACATGTTCATCTTCTAAATGCTCTGGTATTTCACAATCTAATGCGTGTGCTGTTTCTACTATGCTTGTAAAGTTATCTGATTCAAGTAAGTGATTATATAAATCATCAGGGTGCTGACGTGAGCCAATTACAATTACAGCTGTATGTTCCTCTTTACGACTTGATAATGTTGTTGTCCACCATTGTCTTGTACTTTCTCTTGCACCAGGTTGCATAGTAGTTTGGTGGTCTTCAATGTCGTCTGCAATTATTATGTCGCAGTCCCTAGATAAAATCTTTCCACCTTTACCTACAGCTACCATAGTAGGTGACTTAATACCTGCTACTGTTCTTGTACCTACAGTAAATTGATTTTGTGACCAGTTTTTACCTGACCTGTTATCTGGTTTAAAGCTAGTACCTGGTAAACAAAAATCTTCTTGTAACTCTTCGTTAGTATCTAATACATCAAGTACAGCAGATAATGCGTTCTTAGCTATGTCTTCGTTACCACCTACCCACATAATACGTACGTTAGGATTTTTACATATCTGATACACAGCAAAGTGTATTAACAATTCAGTCTTTCCGTGTCGTGGGGGTGACAGTATTAATAATTCTTTACCGTTATCAATGCTATCTATAATATTATTTATCCAGTTAGTATGAAAAGGCGCGGTGTCATACTTCTTTCCAAGTTCTGTTCTAAAGTATCTTTGTCGGAAGTTAGAAAAATTTTCTAGGGAGGCTTTTGCATCTTCGGATAGTTCCCAATCTTCTGCAGCTACTTCGTTTTTAGTGTCAATCTTAAAGGCAGCAAGCATGCGACTGACAGTAGCAGAAGTGCAACCAAGGAGGGAAGCCGCGTGTGCTACTGCCATATCGCCAGTTGCAACTTGTTCAGCTATACCTTCGCTTACGAAAGCTCGGTAATACTGCCCTCGTCTAACGCTTGCGTAGTCGCCTTCGTCAGACTTACGTTCTATATTAATAGGTTTTGTGTCAACTGTCTTGTTATGTGCTTTATCTCTTGCGAACTGTCGTTTTCTACACTGGTCAGAACAAAATTTTGCTTGTCTACCCTTTAATTTTTTCCTGCAACCCTCCGCAATACAGATTACGTTGTTGACCGTATCTACCATGAATCGTCTAACTTTCCTTAGATGTTTGTATAGACAGAATTATATGCTATAGTCATCTTAATTACAAACACTAAACACAAGTAATTTGTAACAGGTAAAGCGGTGACCGGGACATCAAAAGCTGCTGACTGGTAATACAGTACACTAGAAAGACAAAGGCAGTACCCAAGAACACTTGAAAAGGTTTAGTCAGCTTCAAAAACGGCTATGCCCGCTCCTGCCCATAAACACTGGGTCTTACGGAATTACCAGCATATATTTTTATACATACATTATATATAGTGAAAGGCTAGATTAACATATGGTAGTCATACATACTATACATACTAAATATTTACAGATAGTGTAGATATTAATTGTAGATAGTTCAGTATGTGTCCTTCCGACTATGAAAGTCGGACACATACAGACTATATACATTAATTTAAAGTCATATACTAGACATTTAATATGCCTTAAGACTTTAATGAAATCTATATAATATAAACAATAAATTAACTGAGTAGCTTGCCTTCCGACAACGAAAGTCGGCAAGCAACTCTGAAAGGA